TATTTCTGCTTTGAAAGTATCAGAGATCCACTGATAAGGCCAACGAGTAAATCCATAGACCATACCAGGCTGGTTCTGGTATTGTTCTATAAATTCTTTAGCTTCTTTAACAGATTCCTGAAGAACTGGAGTTAACCATTTACCATCTAAGGTTTTACTCAAATGATAACAATTATCACTACTTTTGGGGTTAACAGGAACAAAAAGGGTAGGTTGATATTTGTGACGAATAGTAATTCGTTCTCCATTCTTGACGCCACGGGCAAGAACAGAGTTTCCAAAGACTGTTACATTTGTATAAAAATCCATAATTCTCCAAGTTTCATAATATAGTATACCTCAATAATTTGAAAAAGTCAAGACTATTATCCATTTAATTGCATATTGGGAGCTAATATAATTCCCGAACCAAACTTAGAATTCCACCCGTCACGGGCTGGTTCCACTGGTGTTGCTAAACATACTACCCAATCTCTAGAGATAGTCACCGGGCCGGGTTTAGCCATATTAGGCCAAGGAGTAAACCCAACGCCCTCTGGGGTTGGAATCAACTGGCAAGGATCGGAAATTGTTACTGAGTCTCCCAATACAGTAACATCCCCAATTAATTCCTCACCAGACTTTAACTTAACTAATTTTATATCACTCATCCTTTTTTTTACCTATGTTATACTTAGTCTCAAGTACCCATTCATCCTTCTCTTTGAAGGAGAGAATCTTTATTTGACTCAAAGGGGCTTTTGGTTCTGGTTCACCTACCATCCCAACGAGCCCCCAATCACTTAACAGAGCACCAATCGTGTTCCGTCTTTCTATATCATTATCAGTTAGACTTGACTTTTTACCATCAAGTGCAAATAGTTCCTTGAAATGTACAACATAGTACTTCCCCTTCTTGTGAAGAAGGTGACAAGATTGATATAATTTTTTCTCTTTTCTTGATGCAACACCAATTCTTGATAATGTCTCACGAACCTTCAAGAAATCATCAGGTTCATTTAAAGTTACTTCCAGCATATCATCTGGAGTCCAATTCAATTCGCCGTTCATTTCCACCTTTATTCAATTTGAATCGGATACTATCTATATCATCATTTGTAAGTATAGCCAAGGCATCCTTAGCTTTCTGATCACTGTATCCGAAATATTCTTTCACTAATTCTAAATTCTTTATTTTAGAAGTCTTCAACCAAGGGGCATACCGCTTCCTTGGTCTTATACTATTTAGTAGAAAATCAAATTGAAGTCTATTATCTAAGTGGTTGTTTATATTCACCTCATTGACTAATAATATCGTATCTGGATGTGCATACAATGCATGATTCACTACCCAAGCTGGTGGATATTTCTCCTCATAAAAAGAATCCTCCATCAAATTCTCTTTGGTGTGATTGATTGCGTTTAAATATTCTTTAAGTTCGGGCATTATATTATTTACTCAAAAAAGTTAGATAACGAATTATTATAGAATGAGTTATATGCTTCCTTCCACCTATATCTATAATCTAGAATTTTACCAATATGTTTTCTCTCAACTTCACGTTTAATATAAACAAAAGCTGGATATTTTTTTAACAATTTTTCATGTTCTTTGTTATGGAATTCTGCATTTCTAAATTCAGCACAGCCACCATTTTGCCACCAATCGGGATTTTCACAATATAAATCAGATCGTCTATTTTTATAACCCCTCATTAAAAATTCAAGAGTCATCATACTATCTTCACCGACCTCAACAAATGTCCAATCTATTTCATCAGCAAATTTGGATACTTCTACACCATTTATCATCTGTGCGCCATGTACATCAGTAATATCATTGTACAAATGCCCACTTGGTGGTAAATTCGCACCTCTACTACCTATTTGAATTATATTTTCATCATCCATCCAAGAATTAAAAAGGTTAAACATCTCATCAAAATCTTGTACAGTCATTATCCGTTTTGACAAATCCATGTCAGATTCTTGACCAAAATATTTCAAATTCCTTCGATAAAACTTTACATCATCATCATACATACAAAATCTAGATTTACCAGCATGATAAATTATTTCTTTTCTTGTTTTTGCAATCCCAATGTTATCCCCCACAATTAGATATTCTACATCATATTTGTGTAGGGGCCGTTCATGTTCTTGAACAACAAAAATAACATTTGCTTTATATTTGTCAGGTAATGAATTGAAAGTAATTTGGGAATCTACCCTACGGAATGTAGGGATATAAATTTTATGCACTAGTGCCACCCTTTACCAAAGGTGCAATCAAACTTACATATTCAGGCTCTGCAAGTTTAAAACCAGTTCCTTCAAGGTACAGGTTACATGATTGATAGTTTGCTTCTTTTTTACCACCATACCATTCTTTTGAAGAAGGTTTACTTGGAATAAAAATTAAAGGAATAATCGTTTTTTCTTTTCCTTTAAGATGTTTCACTAGTTTTGTTGGATATTTCTTCTTTTGATCTTCAGTCAACGGCTGTTGAACTTGACCTTCCATGTGAGCAACACCAAAAACGGTAGATGAAGCAGAAATTACAATAGCATCTGGAAAACGATTCTCTAGTTTCTTTTTATCATCTGCAATCAGTTCCTTTCCTCTTACTGAGGTTGGGTTGTAGTAGAACATACCATCCCCCTGTTCATCTGCTGCTTCTTGGTTTTTCCAGAGGTCAATAGCCATACGAATAATTTTTTTTGCTGATTTTCCAACTCTGTTTTGTTTGGCCAAAAATCTCTCGTTAAACTTAGAATTAATTTGATCTTCTGCTTTGCTTCTCTGAAAAATTCGATTTGCAATTTCAGCTGGTTTCATATTCAAAGGCCCAGTTGTCAACGGATTTAGAAGACATGATATATCGAATATGAGTGATGATATTTCACCTTCTGGAAGTCCTTTAGTAAATACTTTCCATATACGTTTCGGTAAGACAATAGTTTTTACTTTTTTTCCACGATCAGATTTATTCACACCTTCTTCTCTTTGACTTCCATCTACCCATAGCCTTGATATTGAACTACTCCACCCATCGAAAGCTAAACATGGTGGTAAGAAATCTGTTTTACCTTGCTTATAATTAATTTGATCTGCAATTTGATCTGTGTATTCCTTATCAGAAACGACTTTCTCTTCTATACGAACTTGAGCTCTTTTATATTCTTTGATTTCATCTACAGGTATATATTCCACATATTCATCATATTGGCCTGTAGTAAATTTATAAATGAAATCATCAACCATTGCTTCCTGTTTAGCGGATTGTGATGTATATCTACTACCCCCATTCGTATTATTATAATACTCATTCTCTGGATTCTTTGCATCCACTTTTTCAAGCATTCTATTTTCTAAATCAAACATATCCCAAACAGTACCTTTTTTTAGTATTTCAAAATAAACTTTATTATCTGGATTGTATAAGTCCTCTAAAAATTCTTCATCTTCTGATGAAAAATCATAGTCATCATATATTGAACCTTGATGAGCTCCAATATATTTTTTTATAGTAGATCCATCAACAAATGTAATTGTAAATCTATAAACATATGCTGTATAATCATCTCCAAAATTTGGATCTAAATCTATATCAAATTTAGTCAACATTTATTACCTCGTTCATTCTTTTATTAAATTGTTTATAATATTCTTCTTCACTCAACAATACTTTCTTGTAGTTGTCTCTGAATTCTTCTAACTTTTCTTGAAAGAAAAGCTCATCTCTAAGTTTCATTGCCTTGTCTTTAAAATCTTCAAATGTAAATACTCTTTGCCAATCATCAATATTATAGGTATTATTCTTGTCGTAATTCTCCCAAACAAATGGTATCATTCCTATTGACAAAGCTTCTGGATAACGTGAAGTGGTTGCAGTTTCATCTAACCAATTGAAACATAGTGTGCATCTTGCTGGTTTTAACTTAGGGTATAACTGCCCCCATTCTTTAATCCATGCAGACTGTCTTTTTACACCAGAAGGAAATCCACCAATCAATACAGTTGAAAGATCAGAGTCACGATATATTTTGCGAATAGTTTTTTCTCTATCATGGCCATGTTTCATCCTTCCCCAATACCCAAAATCAATAGTTTTACCAGTATCTAACATTCGAGCTAGAGAATTATCAAATCTCTGTATAAAATGATACTTCATTCCATGAATATTTCCAGAAAAATCAATCTCATCAATAACATGGAATGATTTTAACTTCACACCCTTCAATGTCTGTTCTCTGTAAAGTTGTTCAGTATCACCCCTATCACTTCTCCACATTATAACTATTTTATTTTCAAAATGTGGCCGAATGGTTGCCATGTGTCCTTCAGACTTTTCTAAATCTTTTGGGTTCATTTGTAATTCTCCATTATACCTAAATTCAGAATCACTAGGTATAATAATTACATCTGCCCACTCAATAGTTTCAGGAGTTCTTGAAGGGTTTTGTCTATTGAAAGATACATTATATGTTTTATACTGGTGTGAAGGGTTTGCTTTCATCCACTTAACATAGTTCTCAAAAAAACTGTCAAGAACAGTTTCCAGAGGGCCGTTGTACTTCACATTAGAACGCAATCTTGCAATAGTAATCTTCATCTTATTATGTCAATTTTATCAATAGATTCTGGTGTCCAGTATTCTAATTCTTGTCTATCCCTACTCTCTGTTTTTAATTTCTCATATCTTTTAGTAGCCTTTTTCTTCCACCATTTGGTAATATTTTCTAAACTATATTTTTCAAAACTTTCAGATTTTACAAGTACATCTGTTTTTCCAGTAAGTACATCTTTTGAATTTGTAAATCCATAATCACTCATGTAAAATCTTTTCTGAGTAGTAACACCAGTTGCATCTTTAATAGTTTCACAAAATTCATTATACTTGGTATTGTCGTGTTCTTTTAAAGATGCCTTCACCATACCTATCATCTTGGTTTGGGTTTTCAGTTTTCTACTGGAAACATGATTAGGTACTAGTGGGCCTCCATTTTTTTTCATAAACCATTCTCTTAATTCTGGATATATATCTTCACCCATTGTCAAAAGAAAACTACTACTTGTATCACCTTTATATTTTAAGTAAGGCCGCATACCATCATACATTGAAGCACCCTTGAGGTTACCATACAGTGAGGTAGTTTCAAACAAACAAAATTCTGTATCATATTTTTTATCAAGCATCTCTCGCAATTCATGTGAGCAACAAATAGCAGCCATCAATTTTCCTCCAAGATAATTGAATCCAAAAGGTTGTGTGGGTACTATGATAAATCCCATAATTACTCTTTTGTTCCAAATTGGTAAATCTGGAACTGAACCTAACCAATCATTTCTAGGTTTTGAATTTATTAATGGAGATCCGAATCTAATAAACCCAACATCTTTTCCAGTATTGGTTTCTTGAATAACTACTTTAAGTGTCTTGCCTGGCGCATTATCTGGTGAAAAAGATGCTATAATTTCTAAATGGTCATTGAAATATGAATTTGATTTCTCACAAATTTTAAAATTCATATCCTCTGGACTTATAGTATAATCATCAAATAAATCTATTTCTGGTCCCCCCCACAAAGATGTGGGAACATTTTTAAGTCTCTCTAGTTTCCTATACCGAAAATAATCATCAATCCGATTAAATTTACTAAAGTATGCAGTTATTTTATCAGCTGCATAAATTCCATCTT